ACTCGTTAGTGTCGCCGGTAGACTCCATAAAGACAATCGTACCGCCAACGCGAGTTTTACCGTATACCAGTTTGCGAGATGCAATAGGGTTACGGTTCGTGATGGTGTTGTCTTCTAGTTCGCGCTGTTGCGGCTTAGGTGAAAGCGCAGACAACGCAAAGCTCAGAACCATAGATATTGCTACGCGCTTAAAGAACAGCGCATTAAACGCAAACCCAGCACCTCCCATAGGTACAGTCATTCCGACTGCGACCATGATTGCCGAAGATAGTAAATTAGATAAAAAGCCCATTATCTACGCCCCCAAACGATTTCTTTGTCCTGAATAGCCGAAACGAACTCGAAGCCTTTGTCGTCTGGGTAATCTATTTTCTGGTCTTGGTCAGTGTATCGACGAATCTTAGTTCTCTCGAAGTCGATCAAACGGTTCTCGATGGTGATATTTAGCGTAACGTCCTCGGCACTCTCGTTGATCGTCATAACGTCCATACGACCGCCAAACACGATGATAGGGTCTGGAATAACTGCCCCTGTCTCGTCAGTAGTACCTAACCATATAGTAGCGTTACGACCTTGGTAGTCTTCACTAAGCGCGGCGCTAAGAATAGAAGAGTTAAGACCGGATATTGTGATGCTCGTACCTAGCGCCCTAACCTCTGTCGTTTCTTCTAGTGAGCCGAACGAAAGCAAGTTACCGGCTCCGGCCCAAGTCTTAGAGTCCCAGCTTAAGTCTCCAATACCTGACCATAGATTTAAGGGTAGAGAATCGAAGTCTAATTCAACTAGCGCTATAGGCGACAAAACCGAAGCGGTAACTTCGGTTGTCATACTAGGGGTTAGGGTTCTACTCATCTAGAGCGCCTCCGTACAAGCAAAAGTAAAGCCGTAGATACTGGCTGAGTCTATCGACCATTCTACGTCATTGCTTGCAAGCCTCCAAACGCCTTTAGGCTGAGTAAAGTCTAAGCTGGTCGCGTGTGCGTATGAGGTACGCAAAGGCGGTTCAATGGTTAGCGTGTCTGTACCGTCCATAGTAATAGTTTCTACTACTTGGTGGATGCGCGAGTCTAAGCCTGTACCGATCTGGAAGTATTCGCCAGCGTTGATAGTCTGACCTGTACCGCCTGTTACGTCGATCTCGCTTGCGCGTGCGCTTGCCAGTCCTTCTAACTCGACACCGGTAACTAATACGTTATGCAAAGGATTGCCCATGATGAATGTGCCTTTACGGCCGCGTAGAGAGATGAAGAAAGCCTCCCACGCTCGCGCTTGGTCCAGTGTCATAGGCGGCAAAGTGATCTCAGCCTCCCAACGTGCGCCTTGGTGCTCGAACACCTGCTGTTCTAGTGTGAACGGCGACTGAGACACGCCGACGACGCGCTTCATACGCATCGTCATCGACTTAAAATTGTGGTCCGGTACTGTCAGAGGATAAGTAATAGCCATTATGCACCCATAGCTTTAGAGAACCCGCCGCCACGCTGTCTAGCATCTGCAACGGCTGATTTAGCGGCGTTACTGATCTGTGGCATTAGGTTCGCGATCTCAGCGCGTACTGTCTGAGATACGCCTGTCGATACATTGATATTCTGGACAATTGTAACACCGCCCTCGGCTCCATTGGGTAATATTTGCCCGTCGGTGCTTGGGACAAATGTTTCGCGCCCGTGCTCGCCGACTGTGTACGCCTGACCGGCTGATACTGACCCGCCTAGCGCCATCTTATATGGCGTACCTACGCTAATACCCGATAGGGGCGTCGCGCCTGTTCCGACACCTGTACCGGAAGACGTACCGCCGAACAAAGAACCGAAGTCGAACCCAGACAGCATCCCAGCAAGCGGTTTAGTAATGCTCGACTGAATCTGCATACGGATAAGGTCTTCGATAATAGAGCGGGCCATATCTCGGAAGGCGTCAGACGCCGACTTCGTACCTGAGATAAGCCCGACCAAACCGTCCTCGACTGGCTTAAGGTTTTTCTCCATAGCCTTAGTCGCGGCCTCTTGGTCCTTAAGCATCTGCTCGTTAGCGGCTTTCTGGTCCTTCTGGTACTGCTTCTTAAATGCCGCGATCTCTTTGTCTTTCTCTAACTGGGCTTCGTGAGCCTCTAATACCATTCCTAGCGTCTGAATGCGCTCGATGTCGGCGGCACTAGCCCCTAACTGCTGGGCACGATAAACGGCTAGCTGTGTAGCCGTCATACCTAGAGTTTCTGCCTCTTCCTGTAGAGACTTAACTAACTCGTCGATGGCTTCTTGGTTTTCGTTAGTGGTAGAGCGTAGATCGGCTTTCTGTTGCTTAAGGTCGTCGACTGCTTGTTTGTAAGTGTCGATCATACCCTCTAGCTCGATCATACGCTTTTTGTCAGCGCTGGTAAGATCGTCTTCTGCTACACCAGTGTCGAAAGCTCTTAGGTTCTTCTCAGCCTGTTTAAGTAGTTCTTGCTGTGCTTCGATCTGCTTGTCGAAGCCTTGCTCTTTAGCTCGAATCTGGTTTTCGGTGAGTGTGGTCGTAGACTCGTTTAGCTTGTCCATCAACTTAATGACGTCTTCTAGCGAGTCTTCAGTCTCGAATAACGACGGTAGTAGAACCATACCGAAGGAAGCGGCTAGACCCGCTACAGCACCCGCTAGCGGGAAGCCCATAACGAAGCCTAAGTCGGCCGCTTGTTGTGAGAGAGCGAGCATTGGGTTAGTGCCGCCCTGAATCTGGCCTACAAGCTGTTGGACCTGAATACCGGCCTGACCAGCAGAACGACCCATACCGCCTACTTTCGTGCCTAGACCACCTAAAGCCGTGCCGGTCGTTTTGGCTTTGCGCGCTGTTTCGTCTAGCTGTCGGTTGAAGTCGTGAAGAACGGGCTTGGCGTCGTTCTTAGCGGTGAGACGTATTGTGATTAGATCGTTCATGCTTTTCTGCCTTTAGCTGGAAATACGCCACCCAACCGTTGAACTCTTCTAGGCTGATCTGACTTACTTGCTCTACGGTCATGTGCAACCTTTCAGCTAAACCGTAGAGCGAATATAACTCCAGATCGTCCTTTACTTTCCCACCATGTCATCGACTGAAGGGGCGGCGGCGATCTGGTTAGCTAGACGTTGAATGATGTTAGGGTCTACTTTCTGCATAAGCGTAGGCTTATCTGAAAGGTCAAACGCCTTTGCACCGTCTTCGGTCTGGCATTTCAGAATAACTAGACGGACCATAAACTCGAACTCGTCGCCGTCGGCGATTTCTCGTAGCTTTTTGCGGTCGTTCATCGTTACCGGTGAGCTATAGAGAAGAGTCGGATTACCTGACTCGTCTGCCCACTCGGGAACCTCTAACTTTTTAACGCCTTGTGCATCGAAATGCGCTTTAGCGCGGTCTAGTATACTCATAATCTCGTGCTCCAAACGATCCGTTTAGATGCTTTGGGAAGCGTGAACGGAGAAACACGTTTTCGGGTGCTACCCTATCCCAAAGCAAACTGGCTTTACTGGATTAGTTCCAAGTAACAGCGCCGTCCACTGTGAAGCTGAAAGAGCCTTCAACAATACCGTCGAACGACGAAGATACGCCAGCTTCGGTGATGATTGCCGTCATAGACGCGTAGGTGTCAGCATCTACGTAGAGTTCTAAACTGATAGAAGAACCTACGCTCATTGCGCCTTGGCCTGTAGTGTCTGTGTCGTCGTAGTGAACAGCAATCGAACCGGTAGCCGATGTTAGACCAGCTACGTAAGTACGTGCCGAATCGCCCATTGAGCTAGTTTCGATAGTGTCTGCTGATTCAGAGATCGACCAATCGCGAACCTCTGCTACTGTGTTTGCGCCTACTTTTACGTAGCCTTCTGAGCCTTTATGCACCGCCATGATAATATCTCCTAAGTTATGCGTTGCCTCTCGCGTAAGTATATAAGACTGACACGGTAACTACTACACCACCAATAGGCTCTAGTGCACCTTCGTCTGTCTCTACTTCCACGATTTGAGTGTCTAACGCATAACCGCCACGGGTGCGGTCAGCGTCTAACCCATTTTCTATCGCCTCGATCAACTCGTTACGAGCTGTATCAATAGACGATCCTTTAACAAATCCGACGATGCGAATAGTTAAATCTGATACGCGTTGAATATCGCCGCCGCCCATAGTGCGATCTTCGCGCGATTCTCCGCCTGTCTGAATTAAGCACGCCGGAAACTGTGCGTTACTCAATTCCTCAAACTTGAACGGCTGGCGAGTAACGAAAGTCGTTTCGTCTAGGTCGCGCAACGTGGTAACAATGTTGTCGCAGATAAGCTCTCGATTACTCATTTAAACAGCACCTTCTTAATATGGTTAACCAGACGCGTGCGCTCTCCACGACTAAAGCCAAAGAACGGGCGTTTCTTGTTGTTGAAGAACGCCTTTTTAGCCGCGCTGGGCTTACTAAATTTGATCTCTGCGTAGCCTCGACCTTTCTTAGCTACCATACTGCCGGTCATCTCACCGGTGACGTTAAGGTTAGCTACGCCAGTAGGGTCTCCGCTGAACGCTGAACGTCCTTTAGCTTTCGGCCAGCCTTCGCGTTTGGCCTTCGCGTAACGCGCAGAGTAAGGAGCGAAAGGTCCGTTAATGCCTTCGCCCTTTTCAGTACGGTCTAAGATGATACTAGCGCCGAACTGCGCCGCCGAGTATAGAGCGGTGTCTAACTGGGCCGGTAAATCCCGCTCCATCTTAGCTAGCCGATCTTTAATCGACTTAGTGGAGATAGAGACGTCTATTTTCATCGCGTAAGTCTAGTCTGAACTTTCGTCGATTTCTCTTCAGTAGATACGGAGCCGTCTTCGTCGTAATCGTACTCTACGCCGTCTGCGAATATTGCGTTTAGCTCTTGTGTGTACATATCACGGTAGAAGCCAATCATTTCGCGGAATCGGTCGCCGTCGACCCAGTTAGTAAGCTGGGGAAGCGCGTATTTCCAGAGAACGAGGTAAGCGGATGCTCTAGTCCACTGAGAGTCTGTTAGTAAGGTGTCGTCTAGCTCGCCGTTGTAACCAGTCTTAGGCCACCAAGTCCCGCGAATCTCTCGAACGATCTCAGCGTGAGCGCGTGCGTGCTCTTCGTAGAACGTGTCGATACCCAAGTCTAGGATATCCGGTTGAATGTCGACTAAGTGAGAATCGTTAGAAAAAGCCATGTAAACACCTTACTAGAAATAAAGAGGAGTGACCCGAAGGCCACCCCAGTCAGCCTTATAGGCCAGCGTCGAAGTACATCTCTACGCCGTAAGCGTCGTCTAGCTCGCCGACACCGTAAACAGCAGTAGCGTTAAGTTCCCAACCACGTAGGGAAGCGTTACGCTCTGGCTCGATTACGAAATCGCGTTTCATCGCTAGTGCTAGAGCTTCAGGAGCGAATACGCCACCTTTAGCATCGCCAGAACCGTCGATAGCAACGTGAGCTGATTCGTAGATGTCTACGCCCGCGATAGAACCTACGAAGCCGTTACGCATAGCTTCGTTCTGTAGGTCGCCACCGTTAGGGTTAGCGAAAGTGTTAGTAAGGTTAGCTTTAAGAGCGTAAGCCTGTAGTGGGTTAACTACAGCTACTAGCTGACCGTTTACTTTAGCGTTACGTAGAGTAGCCGCCGCTTTAAAGATATCTGCTACAGATAGCTCAGTGCCAGTGCCACCGAAAGAAGTACCGAAACCGTCGAATAGAGCGATTAGGTCTTCGTCGATCTTACGAGCGATTGCGTTACCTAGTAGAGTACCGATCTCTTGAGCTGGGTTGCCCGCGCCCATAGTAGCCATGTCAGTTAGGAAAGCCTGAACACCAACCTCGCCAACTGCGATAGAGACGCTTGAAGTAGTAACTTCAGTAGAAGACATATCAGTGCCTTCAGTTAGGTCAGCCGCAGAAACAGTTGAGTATTTAGGAACCTGAATAGTAGTACCAGCTACAGAACCGATGTTGTAGTTAGTAACCAAGTTACGCATGATCGAATTTTCTTCAGCCGCCATGCGAGCTTCAGCTACGATATTTACGAATAGATCGTCTAAAGACGAAGAAGTAGTAACAGCCATGATAGACTCCAAATTTACGTTAAATAATTAAACAAGTTTTAACGCTTGCCTTTTTTCAAAGCGGCATATGCCTCTTTTCCACCGGAGGTCCAGTTCGCAAGCATATCAGCCACCGATTCAGGCTTCGGAGTAGAGCCACCCGCCGCGCCTTTTGATCCTGCTCCCGAAGGGGATGCTTTCACGAAATGCGGATTCGCGGTAAGAAAGCTCGACACGTATTCTGATACAGAAAGTGGCGAACCGTCGTCATTGTAGCGCACTGAACCGTCAGAATCCAATATCTCTACTTGACCTTCATCATCTAGACGAGTTTGGCCTTTTAGTAGTTGTACAACTTGGTCTGGGCTTACAGCGCCATTACGGCTAGCGGCGTTAACCAGCTCACCGTCAATCTTCACTCGCTCTAGCTCTTTTTCGAGCTGAGTAATGCGAGTATCTTTTTTCTCTACAGTCGTTTTAAGCACTTTCTCGAACTCGCCTTTCTCTTTCTGGCGTTCGAGTTCTGCTTGCTGTTTCTCTTCCATCAGTCGGCGTGCTTCGTCTAAGTCGACGCCTTCCAGTTGTTTCTCGTATTTACGACGCTCGCGTGCGAGACGTTCGTTAATTTTTCTGTCGAACTCTTCCTGCGTCAGGCTGATTTTCTTTTCTTCCTGCGCTTCGTTCGATGTTTCGTTTACTTCGTTTTCCATGATTTCGTCGCTCATGTCGCGTACCTCACTATTGAGTTAGTTTTCCGTTTTTAGGTTAGATCAGCTTCACCAAAAGCCGGTCTGAAGTGGTGACGACAATTGTAGCCGCCGCGCACTATGAAGGGGTCGCCATTGGCTTTGCCCCGCCATTCTTTGTTGGCCCAAGTCTCGCGGACGTACTCTTCGGTCATTGTCTTACCTGCATGGCGGGCGCAATGGTCGCGAGTGTCCGTAATAACTGAGCCGTAATACTTCCAAGTTTCTGCGCCGATCTCTTTACCGGCTGTTACGTTGATCGCCGCGTCGAACTGCATAGCTGAGTCGAAGATCATCTGGCGAGCGTAACGACGCATATTGTTACCTGTGCGATCTGCCGCGTACTTTTGGTGTAGCTCGCGGACCGCCTCTTCGTCGCCTTCGTTCGCTAACTCTACTAGGCGCTCGATCTCTGCCTGATCCGATGCAATGTACACGCCGTTAATCTTCTGGCGTAAGTTGCGGATAGAGTCAGCCATGTCACGACCT